ATACCATCATAATCTGATGCATCATCAACAATAGGAGAATAAGGAATATATACCATCTCAACCACCCTTGCGCCTTCGCTTACCATCTTCACCAATAAAGAATGCACCCACAGGAAACGCATCTTCCTGTTCTTTGCTGGTTATAACAGGTAAATGGCTATATCCTTTCTGGGGAACTGCAGAAGGCGGCTGTGATGCTGTAACTTGACTCACATTTTCTTCTGTCAATTTGGTGTTACTATCCTCTAGCAAAGCCAGTACATTCGATTTCATCTTACCCAAAATCTCATGTATTTTTTTCAACCTAAACATCTGCTCTTCGCTACCCAAACTGTAATCTAACTCTCCTAAATAGCTCTTTAATATATCAAGTTCTTTTTCTGTGAGATTACCAAAACCAGAAGCACCATTGCGTGAATACCGCCTCATGGTTTCTAAACGATCAATACCTATGCGGTTTTTAATTGAATTAAGGAGTGACTTCATATCACGGTGTTGAGGAACCTTTAAATTCGCTTGCAAATTAGCAAGGTTTCCCGTAGCAAAATCACCGTTTGTTTCCAGATAATGCATAAAACGCTCAATATCATTAAGCATATTACTACTAATAGCTTCACTATTTTGAAGCTCTATCATTTCTCGTTGGCGATCAAGTTTTTCTTTAGAACCGAGACCATTCCCACCGCTTATCTTCTGTACCAAAAACGCATTCAACGCATCTTTATTCCCCGCCATAAACCGTGCTTCTTCTTCACCCATACCCTGAGCTTTCAGATACTCGACGGTTTGGTTAACCTGCTTTTTTTGTTCTCTTTCCAAATCACCATGACGAAGATTCATGGCTGCATTCGCCAAGCTTTGTGCCATCGTTCCATCGGATGAGGCATAACCAATCGCATAATCCGATAACCTTTGTAAAAATTCAGGATTACGAAATTGATCCCAAAAACTCTGTTGAGAAGCAGTATCTTTTTGTGGTTGTACCAACGGGACAGATTGAGTTGGCTCCGCTTCTACAGTTGGAATAGGGGCTTCTGGCAACAGAGCTTGTTGTGGTTGCAATGACGTCAAATTCGAAAGCACATTAGGCAATGCCTCCACATCCTTAGACAAACCTAATGGGGGTGCCATTGAACCAAACGTTGCCATAGGCATAGAAGGAGAGGACGCTTTCGGTTGTATTGCGCGTGATTTCAAAGCCGAACTGACATTCGGTAAAGGCGGCATATCTTGAGATAAGCCTAGTGGGTACGACTGTGAACCAATTGTGCCAACAGGGACTGAAGGGGTTAAATAAGGCAACCTATTCGCCTGTTGTTGCGCAGATGCCATACGTTGATTTTGCATCAGTAGTTGATTTTGCATCAGTATACGTGACGCCAATGGGTCCATTGCATACAGAGACTTAAGAAGTCTTGATAAAATGTTATGGTTATTATTTTCCATCCTACCTCTCTCCCTATATTCTTCTAAAATAAGGAGCAGCAAATTGGCTAGCACCAGCCAAAAGTCCTATAGCGTTTTTCCAAGGATTATTGCCTTGCATCAGAGAAGCGGTGCTGTTGTTTGTCGTCGTGCCGTAATTGCCTGCAAAACCATGCGCGGCATTCATCAACATGTTCAATTTATTCCAACCGCTATTGTCTTGCTCCAGCCACCGTTCGCGTTCCGCATCAACAAGTCTCTGATTATAGGCATCAAGCAATGAAGAGCCCTGTAAAGCATTGCTATACGCATTCCCATAGCCTTGTAAGAAGTTATTTGCTGCCCCCAACTGGTTTTGATTGGTTTGATCAATCATCGCATTGGCATGCATCATATGCTGCAAATCTTGATTATACTGATCTGCCATGGCACGGGCATAAACAGAACCGCTGCCCTTCCGCAATTCATCCTTATGATCAGGCGTTCCATAACGACCAATCCCTGAGAAATATCGATTAATTCTATTTTCGACATCATCCATCCCCTCCCGAAGGACCTGACCAAAATACGAATTGCCTCCCATCAGACCACCAGATGCAATCCGACCAAGGTTACTTGCCGATGCTGTTGGCGTGTTGATCAAATTCATCAGCGCATTGTTCTGATACTGGCTGGGAACGCTGCCAAGACCACCAATGGCATGGGTGGTTGGAGCACTCAAAGGTGCAACGCGCGCACCTCCATAAACGTTGCCACCAGCTCCGGAGTTATAAAGATTAAAGGCATCCGCACCACCATGTTTAAAAAGATGATCGGCCCAAGAAGGAGGCGCAAAAGTCTGTACCTGTCTTTGTTGTGTCTCCGTCGGTCGCTTACTCCCCATTTCCTAAATCCTTCCTAAAATAGACCATGTCTATGCCATAGCCTTGCTTCTTGAGGGACCGCTGCCATCCTAAACGTCCCAAAATCTCTATTTCACAGGCACCATTCTCACGCGCCCACTCCTCGACAAATTGCAGATGATCAACAAGATCAACACAGCCCTTACCGCAACAATCACAAATAAGCGCGCGCTTCTTTCCCAATGCCGTATATTGAAGTTGTGTCGTCACGGCTGCTAAAAACTGATCATCATCATCAAGCAAAAGCCACAACTGTTTCTTACCACTGCAAATCTCTTCAAGAAGCTCTTGCAAAGTCAGTTCATGTTTAAAACGCTCCACATACTGACTGAAGGCTGCAACGATCTCTTCAAGATAAGGAGCTATGCGCTCCTTATCCCAAGAAGAGGTTAAAAACACTTGTGCCATTATCTTCTACCTAGAGACCGTAAATCCACGTTAAAGCCGGTGATATGATGCCATGTAACACCTGCCGGAATACGTAATTTAAAGCGATGATAGCGATTGCGTGACCTCCCATGATAGGCGCCAGTGACAAAAGAACATATCCTTTCCTTGTGCCACGTAATGGGCGTGAGGTTATTGCGAACGCCACGTTCCCCTATGCTCAAAAGCCCTTCTAGAGTATCGACCTCTACAAACATCTTGGTGATAAAGCTAAAATGCCCATCAGCGGCCCCCATTTCTTGCGAAACAACAACCGCCTCCATAGGAGCGCCCGTAAACACAACAAGCCTCCTTTGACCATCAAAAGCACCAAGCATCGGCGCACCACTTTGCCAAATCGAACTGTCAAGAGAAGCCGGTAAAGTCTCAAGACTTGTCGAGATCTCATCAAGTTGTTCTAAGGTATAACCTATCGTGAACACTGGGAAAAAGCTGAAAGGCTCGCCCTGAATTGTTGACCATTTCTGCAAACCCCAATCATAAACAAAGGTGGTTTGCTGGTTATTGCCCCTCTTCAAAGACCAGTAAACACGATTATGGACAGGGTCTATCACCCCTTGCATCTCATCAAGGGCAAGCTTATCAAAATTGCTGAACACCGTTCGGTCAACCTTTTCAAAGCCGATCGGAAAAAGCTGTCCATCCGAACCAATCTGATAAAAACCACCATCACCAGCAAAAAAGGCATCACTGCCAAAACAGGCAATCGCTCTAGAACTCCTTGCTCCACGTTTGTCATGGATCTTTTGAAAAAGAAACGGCACTTTAGAGCCTAACGTGAAGGAACCTGCATAAACAGCAGAACGCAGGAAAACCATCGGATTGCTCGACTCTGTCGCACCCTGCACATATTCGCCGTCATGAAAGTCATGATAATAACAATCTTTTTCACCAACCGTCCAATGGCTTGCATCGTTCAATCCTGACCAATGGATGCGATTGCGATGATCCGCAAGGTCAAGCAAACATACAAAATCACCCCAAACCTTTACCAAACCCGCTTTCGGAGGATTACCGCCTAACTCTGCAAACCGCTCTGAACTGCGAATATTAAAAGCCTGTGCTTTATCATTTTTGTTAACCGCAAGAATGGTTTCGCCAAACAACGCAAAAGACCATTGGTTCTCCTCATTGGCTTGATACGTTACACCACTTTGGCTTATGTCTTTCCAACCCCGCGTTTGGCTATCATAAGCATAGAGCTTTTGTGCGCCTCCTACGATGATTTTAACCCCATCGCCTGTTCTAAACGCGATCGAACCCAAAGGCTTCTCTTGCAAAGGAGTAGAAATAACCGTCGCACTGGGCATGGGGATGTAAGAACCATCCGCCGGTAAAACATTCACAAGCGTATCGGTAAAGGTGCTGTTGACTACCGCAACATCTGGTCTGTAATCAGCTATTGGGAAAAAAGGCACTTTAGAATTCCGTTGGCACTATTCTGGTGACGTTATGGCGCTTTGAAGTCTCTGCACGCAATTCATGCAACTGTTCCTTAAAATCATTGTAAGCAGCAGCCGCACAATCTGGTTCTTTGAGGATATTCTTGTACAGCTCATACTTGGCTCGCGCTTTGATCAGATCAAAGCCATGCACAAACCATGGATGTTCCTGATGCGCATTCTCAAATTCCTCCAAACGCATAGGAGAGAGAAGAAGTTGAATTGGATACCCAGCATCAGGTGTTGGATAAAGGTGAAGTTTCTTATCAAAATAACTGTAACAAACCGGCATTCCCTGATGTCCTGACGACAACAAAGGCTCCAAGGAAAGAGGACTTCTCTGCTCCAATGCAAACTTGTGATGCCGATCAGAATGAAGAAAAACACCTTTAATTGTTACCGCTGTTTCAATATGCGGCGTATCTGTAGCATCATAAACCGCCTTCCCCGCCCGTGTTGTAAACACCACATCTCGACTTTCGTTAAAGAAAAAACTTTCTCTCTCACAAAAACGAATGGCTGCAAAAATACTTTCTTGGATTTGAGGAACATACTCATCCGTAATGTCATCTATTTCGTCTTGTATAACCGACACAAGGTGGGAAAACGTTCCTCTGTGGCGAAAAACATCTTGGCGATCTCGTGTCGGTCCTCCCGTCTTTATTGTGATATAATGACGCGACATCCTAAAACCTTTCCGTGAAAAACTTTTCTTGACATTATTGTCATTTGCATAAAATACATATTTTATGCACTATATGCATAGTATGTATTTATTAGGAGGCTTTTTATGAAAAAATATAGTTTTACAGATATAAACCGTGGTACTGGTGATATCTTAGACGAGGCAATGTCCATGCCCGTCGCTTTAACCAAGCGAGGTCGAGAAAAGATTATCATGCTTCCTATCGATCTATACAATGAATTGATAAAATACCGTTCCGGTACACAAGCTTTTTCTTATACTGATGCACCAGAAGATATATTAGACGACTTGGACAAAGGTTTAGATGAACTTTTAAAAGGTGATGAAAATGTTTAAAGCGGGGGATGTCATCAGATATTATTATTTATGGCATGAGCAATCCCAAAAGGGTGAATATTCAGGTCGTAAACCACGCCCTGCCTGTGTTGTAGTAAAAACAGAAACCCATTTCTTTTTATTTCCTATCACTTCACAAAAACCTTATGATTTGCAATTTAGTTTAAAAATACCTGAAATAGAATGTAAACGCACAAAACTGAAAAAAGATTCTTGGTTACGCGTTGATGAATTTAATGTTGTTCCTTGCGGAGATTTTTTTGATTTTGAACACATGAAACCACAAGGATGCTTTAGTATTGCTTTTATGCGTAAAATTGCACTTAAGATTAAGGAAGCTAAAGCAATGAAACCACTTAAAAAAGTTTCTAGGCATTAACTCCCCTCACAATTTTAATGATTAGTCACAAACTCAACAATCACCGTTGCCTGACCAGAAGCGACCTGTTTATCTAATTTTGCATAAAGAGTAAGCTCTTCATCATAAGGGACAAATTCTTTCTGATTGCTTATCGTGAGAGCTTTTATGCCCTGTGTCCCAATATCTGCTTCACTAAAGTCTTTCACTTCAGTAGTGCTACCAAACTTTAACTTAGCTCCTGTAAAAGCTGTCTTAACGTACACTTTAATCGAAGTAATCAGTGCTGCGCAAGGCAAGGTTCCTATCTTCATAACCTGCTCTTCGTGCGTAAAATCAAGCCGCAAGAAGCTTACTTGCTGTGTATGAAGGTTTCTGCCCTGTAAGGGTTGGGGTAATTCGTTTGCCATTTCTTAATTCTTTCTCTTAGTGATTTGTCACAAATTGAACAACGATAACACACTTACCAACCTGAACCTTTTGGTCTGCTTTAGCATACAAAGTAAGCTCTTTGCTGTCTGAGACAAAAGCCTTTTGATCAGTTGGTGTAAAATCCTGTGTCCCTTGTGCTTTGATATCTTTTTCGCCAAATTCTTTGCCTGTATCTGTACTGCCAATCTGTAACTTGGCATTTGTAAAAGCCGTCTCGACGAAAGCTTTAATCGAGGTGATCAATGCGCCACGAGGCAGAGTACCTATTTTTACGCTATGATTTGTATCGCGGTAGGTAAAATTAAGCCGCAAGAAACTCACCTGTTGCGTATGAAGACTTCTGCCCTGTAAGGGCTGTGGTAATGCGTTTGCCATTTCTTTCCTCCCAATGATTATTCGGAAGCAGATTCACCGCTGCATGTTGGAATAACAATTGTCGCAAAATCTTGTGCTCCTTGAGAGCTATAGGGCGACAGAAAGCGAGTTTTCTTCATACCAATGAGGGTTTTGGCAGCTGCACCAAATTCACGCTTGTAATCAAAATATTCTTCTTCGATTGTGTAACGGGTTGCACTATGGTTTTTCCCAAAACCAATAACTGCACTTTGCGCACCAAGTAATACAGCACGTCGTACATTCTGAACTGGTGCGTTAGTTGTTGAATTAACACCGTGTGTAACATGAACAGCTTCGCGTAAAATAACACCATTATACATGCCAAGCGAGCCATCAAAAATCGGGTTTTTAGCACGTGAGGTGGCATAAACGGACTTCTGAATATCTAACCACTCACCAGCTGCTGTATTGGTTCGCAATTGTGTAACTTGTTTTGGATGAAGATAAAGCACATAAACACTATCCCCACCAATATTCACCGGTGAAATTTGTGGATTGGCAAGCTTAGCGCATTCAACAGCTTCATCAATAAGCTTTAAACTAAAACTGTGCTTGCCCTTTTCTTTTAAATCTTCGTCACTTGTTTTTGCATCAGGACGTATAATGCGCTTACTGCTTGGAGCCGTCGGTTGGTTAAAACCGTAATGAACCGGTTTAATATACAATTGCCGCCCATCAACCGATATTGTGTTCGCCGTGTATCCACAAACCTGAAGAAAGAACATGATGCTTAAGCGATTAGCATACCAACGAACCAATGCTTCTTTGGCACTTTTCCGTAAGCTTGGCAAAATTCTCTGCTGATCAATAGACCCTTCATTCGCAACTCTTACACCGTGAGACAGTTCATTGATAATAAGCTGATCATTCATGAACTGTAGAGATTCTTCATTGCCTTCAAGTGTTTCTCCCTCAGTTACCCCGTCCCCAAAAAGCTGAACAAGCAAACTAAAAGTGACACTGTCGCCTTTACCTTTATGCGTTTCTTCTTTCAGCTGAATAATGCTATTAGAACTCTCACCAATAAGCGGAGCAATTTTAGTCGCTTTGATAACTTCAGAGTTTAGTTTTTTTGACCACGCTTGCACTGCTTGTGGGTCATTAATATCGATACGTGTTACTGCCATTTTCTTCCCTTTCTGTGTGCAGTTAAAAAAAAACCGGCTGAAAAGCCGGAGTAAAAAACCCGCACCATACGAGTTATTTTGTAAAGCGTCGTGTCTTAAGCATTCCCACTAACGCCGGTTAAGCGATAAAAAATTTCTTCATTTTTTGGATTTTCTATCCACGCATTAAATTGCTTATCAGACATAGCGTTAATAGTTTCCAATGTGATTGGTCCTGTGCTGCCACCACCCCCTGATGCCGTCAACGTCCTCGCAGAATTCTGCCTGCTTTGAAGCGCTGCAACCTGATTGTTGGCTTCTATCGCTTGGTTTTTATAGCCAAGTTTTTCTGCTACCCTATAAAGCTCTTCCGCTGGATTAGTACCATTTTGTGCACAAGTCGCTAATACCGTGCGCAAATTATTGCCTATAATCGCATCTATCGTGCTCTTTTCTGCATACTCAGGATAAATTCCTGACCAACTATACAATTCCTTAGCACGCGCCTCATAAAGGAAATGCGCCGCTTCTCCAAAATCGCTGTATTTCTTTTCAACGGCTTTAACAGAATTTTCTAAAAATTGATTCAAATACCTATCGTACTGCTGTTGTACAAAAGCCTGCCTTTGTGCTTCTTTATATTCCTTAATAAACGCATCCTGCTCTTGAATCTTCTTTTCCATCCGCTGAATATAACCTACGGGGTCTTTCACTAAATCAGGTGGTATATCGTCACCATCAACAGAAGTTTCCTGTGATTGCTGGTCATAAAACTGCATGAGGGCTTCACGCGCTTGACGGGCTTGTTCTTCTGCGTGCTGCTCCTCTACCGTAGAGATTTCGGATGCTTCATGAACAGGCTGTGAAACCGGCTCTTGAGAACTTATATCATCACTGGTAATCTGTTCACTAGGCGTGTCACCATCAAAATACCCATCATCATCAAACACTGGCTGCTCTGCTGTATAATCTTCATTCATACCTTCCATTTCTTCAGTCGTTTCTGCATTCATTCTTTCACCTCTCTCAAATATGCATGCCTCTTTGCAATGCAATTCTCTCTCGCATGATCTGATTGTGTGCCTGTTCATTGAGAAGCTTCTGACGTTCAATGTCATGGCGCTGTTGCATCATTTTCGCGTCTAATTCCGCTCTCATTTGACGCGTGAACAGATCAAGCTGCTTGCCTTGCAAATCCATCTGATGCATCTGTTTTTTCGTCTCTAAATCCTGCTGCTGTTCCTGCAACTTCATTTCCTGTTCTGGATCCATTTGCTGTTGCTGTGCCATCTGCTGCTGTTGAAACTTCTCACTCACACGATTGAGTAATGATGCTGGTAATGGTGAGTAACGCAGCAAATCAAGCATGATATCCGGTGTAAGGGCATTTTGAAGCAACGGTAACAGCTGTGTGATAATGCCAAAGGTGCGCTCTTTCTCATTCGGGCTGGTGGGAGCATCGTCAACAACAATGTCATACTCAACACTCGTGACGACTTCACGCGTTAAGGAAATATATTGCGCATTTTCCTCACCAGATATCCGCACCAAACGACCATCAGACAGATAATTCTGTATAAGGTGCAGAATAATCTTGCCCTGCCGCTTACGATACAAACGCAAAGCATCAAACAAGCAAGCAAGCAGATTAAGACTGGATTGACGCCGTTGTGCCTCCAAAATACCCGCTTGGGTTACTTCTCTTGTGCCAATGAATTCAGGAGATAAACCTGTTACCTGATTAATCGCTTCCTTCGCTTCATTAAACAGCTGGAAAAAACCCGAAGGAAACTGTGCTACAGGCTTTGGTTTTATCTTACCTGCTGCAAGAGCACCCGATTTGAGTACTGTAATGCTATCTGCTTTAATCCAACTTCTTACTGCTTCCCTCTCGTCCTCAAAAGCACCCCGCTCCGCCATTATCCCGCCTTTGGATTGGCTATTGAGGATATGCATGACCTGACTAAAATATTTATTCGCCCATCTTTGTGGGTCTTTTGTTGCGCGCACAACCCCATAAAACTGCCGGTTGAGCTTATCAAAATAACCGGTAATACACTCCCAACCCAATTGTCCTGCAGGAACTAAGGGGTGATCCGGTTCTGACAACAGCTTTCTGCCTAAAAAAGCACGTCTCACAACCTTTTTATTGAATGGCGCCCCTTGAATATCTGGCATCATACATTGAAGCTGTTCAAACTCTTGCTTGCTATAATCACGAAGTTGACCCGTTTTTAGATCAGGAGCCTTGTAAGCGGTTTCAGTTTCAAACCAACGGCATTCAACAAGCGTGACCATCCGTCGACCATTCTCAACATCAACGCTCTTATCATCGCTGTAGTAATCAAGATCATTGTGGTGAACACCCTGATAACTTACGCCATCCCCAGCCCAGTCGGCATTGAGCTCTGTCCAATGCGCTTGCGGAAACATCTGTTTGGCGACTTCCAAAGGCTTGCGATCCACATACCACATGCGTTGTGCATCGGTTAAATTCGGTTGCACCGCTGCACTGTCCCAAACCATCTTTAATGGGTCTAAACGCGCAACAACCGGTTCACCATCAAGGCTGTTCTCATAATCAAGCCGTGTATCGGTCCACCCCATGCCACAAATGACAGCATCCTGAAACGCATCACTATCGGCATATTCCGCATGCGCCATGTCGCGAAACCATTCCGCGGCACCGGTCAGCAATTCACTCGGTAATGCCTTCCCTACTTGACGGGGAATAAACTGCACCTCGCGCTTGTTATTGCGCTCTGATCCCACAACAGCATTCACAAGCGGAGCAATGCGGTTAAAAGTCATGACAGGACGCCGCTGCTCTTTTAACGCCGCTAAATCCTTCTCATCCCACTGATCACCATTGTAAAAACCAAAATCTTCACGAGCATGCTCGCGCCATTTGTTTACATGCTCGATATCTTCTTTGTACCAACTGACAAGCTTGCGAAACAAACCATCTTTTAACAGATCACAGCCATTGCTTTCTTGCTCTAAAGTCTCATTATCATGCATTATTCTGCCATCCATGAGGTACTCTCATATTCTCTTCTGCCGCTATAAGCTGGTCTCTTTTGTCGCTGCTGCGGTTCCTCATAGGCAACACACATCAGTCCAAAGGCATCTGCGCCATGGCTCGACCAATCATGCTCTGCTCCCAAGCCAATATTGCGCTTCTCATCCCATTTCTCGTGATACCAGTTCAGTGCTTTGCGACCCGCTACTGTGGTTTTCTCATTGAACCAAACTGAAGGTAAAACACGGCGGACTGTTTCTATACGGATCTTAACTGCCCCTGCTCCCTGATTGGGAATAACTTGCGTTTCAAAACCCGCATCATTTAATGCACTCTCAAAACTCACATTGTGCACACGGTCTCTCGTCGCACCATCATGGGGGAGAACCATCAACGCCTTCTCATAGCCATTTTGACGCAACCAGCCGACATGCTCAGAAAGCGGTTGCCCCTGTGCTTCGTAATAATCCAGTACCCTGATTTCCTTGCCAATAAACTGCGCTATCCATATTGCTGTCGCATCTGCCTTGGCACCCGTTCCCCCAATGTCCCAAAAAGCACGCATTTGCATCAAAGGATCGCGCGCAACACGCCCTATCCGCCCCTCCTGCTCGGCTGCCAACATCTCTTTTTGAAAGTAAGCCCCCTGAACGGCCGTAAGATAATCCCCTTCCCAAATATGCTTATAGCTTTCTGGACGGCTTCTAAGATCATCCAACCGCGCTTCATTCAAAATCTTTGGAAACATCGGATTGTCTGACCAATTGATCTCAACCCCCTTAATGGCCTCATTGTCTGAAAAGCGAAACCGCTTCTCAACGGGGGCATTCTCACGCAACGGGTTCCACGTTACCCACAACTCTGCTCGCCATCCCTCTCCCTCTTCTCGCAAGGTCGGTATAAGCGTCTGCCAAGCCGTCTCTGTGACCGGCTCTGCTTCATCAACCCAACAAAGCAAAATACGTCCCATCGATTTAATGCTGGCCACATTGCGATCAAGACCACAAAACTGAAAGGCTATACGACTATCAAGCGACTTAATCGAGGACTCCCCAATTTTGTAATAGTCCTTTAAAAAGTCATGCGCTTCAATAGCCCGCTTAATCTCCTCCAATGAACTTTCTGCCAAAGAATTCTGAAACTGCCGCGCACAAAGAATAGTCCCTGATATCCCTCCCATGCCGAACTGATAGCCTTTTAACGCTGCCATCAAAGCAAATGATCTTGTCTTTCCAGACCCTCGTCCTCCCCAAGCTGCACGCACCGCCGCATTGCCTGTAAATATCGGAATAAGCTTTGGAACAATCTTAATTTGCGTGGTTGTCATTGACCAAAGGCACGATTTCCACACGCGTTATCGTCTTTATCGCTCCCCCATCCTCACCTGTAATCTGTAAAGGCAACACCTTACCAAGCAAGGCCAAATAAGCAGCGGGGCAATCCATAGCTTGCTTTTCCAAATAAGAGATCAAACCGTCATTGCCTATTTTATTGCCAGCATTCTCAGCAGCTCTCACAACGGCCTCTTTTAAAATACGCGTCATCTTATTGGGAACGCCTTTGGCACGCCCTTGACCAGCCCTTGGAGGTCTCCGTTTGTTTTTTATTTGTGGAGCCTGTTCTGTATTTTCTGATGTCATAAAATACGCCCTCCCGATAATAAAAAACCCCGCATTTGCGGGGATTTAAAACTGCACCACCTCTCGTCTAGATACAATACGACCAGTGCCGCACATGTCATTAAATACGATTTGCAACACATTGTCAACACTAAAATCTACATATTGTGTTTTTTTTATTTTTTTACCTAAATATGGTGTTTTTAGAAACAAAATCGTATGTACACACGGACAAAAAAGAAGAAAATCTAAATATTAAGCTCGTGACGCGCTGCTGTTGCCAAAAAAGCAGATCTTGTTAAACCTCTTTCTTGTGCACAATCATCAATTGCACGCAAAAGCCCTCTTTCAATAGATATATTCGTACGTACCACTTCTGCATCATTTTCAATAAAGGGGACTTGTATTAAAAAAGCTCCTTCTGACAAAGCTGTTTTGACAGATTCCCGTTGTATGACTTCTTCAAATTTTGACGGAATAGGCACTGTATCTATATCTTCACAATAAAGTTGAAGTGCTTCTGTTGCATTTGCGATTAAATTTTCTTCCTCATCAGCAGCAGAAAAAAGCCCCTCAAAATCAGGAAACTGAACACCAAAAGCAGAATCTTCATCTTTATGAACAAGAGCAAAAAATCTTTTCATTCTTCTTCTCCTTTTTTTAACCAGCCTGCTTGTTGTGCGATAGAATGTGCTGTACCAATCGGAAGATTTTTTTTAGGATGTGGAACAATAACAACCTTACCATCTTTTTTAAATTTATGATGAGAACCTTTTACTTTGACAAGTTCAAAACCATCACGTTTTAATTTTGCAATGATTTTTCGACTATCTTGTTCCATTCCCCAAACTCATAATGTGTAAATATATACACATTTTAATGGTTTCTCATTTGATGTCAATTCTTTTTTTAACGACTAAAATGTTTATGAAGCGCGTTAAGAACAACACGCAATGAATTCACAAGATGTGGCAATGTTTGGTCTTCTATAACAATATATTGTATAGCGGCGTAAAGATTATACTGTCTATAGAGGTGTTGTGCTTCTTTTATCGCCTCTTGCACGGCTTGATAGCGATAGGTTGCCTTTTCAACCCACCGTTCAAGACTATTGGGATCTGAATTTGTAGTCACATCATCATAAACAGCGCTTGGCAGACCTTTTGCACAAAGATAGTCGTTTCTTATCTGTA